TTAGTATCTCTCACATGCATACCCATCCTTATCCCTATCCATCTTTGGCTGATAGGCTGGATGGCTCGATGGAACTCCGTTTGGATAGACTTTTCTCAGTTCTGTACAATTTGCAAAATACTCGGTTCCTCCAGTGGATGCAGGTGAACTACTGTTATTTGAACTACTGTTATTTGAACTACTGCTATTGCCACCTGTATTGTTTCTTGAACTACTGTCCGAATTGCTTTTCTTAGCTGACGATGAAGAAGCGGTACTGTTAGATTGTTTTGGGTCTAAGTCTCCTTTTGTTGTACCATATTCTCCAAATGCCCATAATCCCTTGTTTTGTTCGCGTGCTTCTCTGGCAAATTTCACGAAATATTCGCTATACTTCACATCTGGAGGATATGTAGATGGTTCAGCATATCCGTTCAAGACGAGATCTGCGTTGAACATCTTTGTTCTTATCTCTTTTTCGTTCATGTCATCATTAGGAATTTGTAACCAAACAATTCTTAGCAACCGACCGTAACGATCGGCTTCTGAAACATCTTTTTGCAAATAAACTGTTTTTCCTTCCAGTTTCAATTTTGTATACTTACTTGCTTCCTTACCATACTCTTCTGTTCTAGTAGTGGATTCAGGAGTGTTCACACCAATTAAACGAACTTTTTTTCCATCGGAAAGCTCAAACGTATCGCCATCAATAACTTTTGAAATTGTAGCTACAGTCAAACCAAGCCTTGCAACAGCTTCTTCGTTAGCTTTTTGTTCTGCTGTATTTTTTTCGTCTTCTCTTTTAGTTTTTGTTTCTTGTTTTTTATTTTCAACTTTAGTCGTGACTTCGGTTTCTTTTTCTGTAACGTCAACTTTTTCCGAGGGCTTAGCAAACAAAAATACTAAGATAAAAGTTAGAGCGATCCCAGCTCCTACAATTCGCCTTGGTCTAGAAAATGTTAGTTTACCTTTTTTCTGTTGTCTTAGTTGATAAAGACCAAATAAGGTCAAGAGCACACCGATCCATGAAACAGGGGTAGTAATAACAGCAGCAATCAAATATAGGAAAACAAAGATTAGTAAAAACCAAATTATAAACTTTTTCATAGCTTCCTGACCTTTCTTAAGAGTTTAAAATTTTTTCTTTTTCTCTTCGAAATTCTTCCTCAGTAAGTATACCTTGTTCTTTTAATTTAGAAAGTTTTTCTAACAACTCGTATTTTTCTGTAGAATGTGTAGATGATGTTCTCTTTGTTATAGTACGTGAAGTATTCCTAGCTGTATGGATTTGATCCATAACAATTGAAATAAAATTTTTAAATCGCTCATCTGGTGTGATATCATCAAATTTTTTTCGACTTCTCCCCATGTCGATATAAATCTCTTTTTCCAACAAGCCATCGTTAGCATGTGCAATACCATTTATCTTTTTATAGTCAAATTCCTCAAAAAATTGACCGTAGCCAACACCACTACTAACAAATACTAATCTTTGATCGGTAGCAATTAATAACCCTTTAATTTCGCGTTTTTTGGTTTTATCGTATTCGGCAGGGATTGAGGCCAATACGTTTTCGTCATGTCTTAATACAAAGTCTTCAAAGTATTGAATTGTTGGCTTATAAATAGCAAAACTAAAACCTTTACCAAAACCTGTTCCAATATATTTTTCCTGAAGCGCTAATTCTTTCTGTTTTTTTTCATTAGCTTGCCTTTGTTTTTCCACAATTTTTCTTTCTTTTTCTTCTTTTTTCTTTTGTAAAGCAGCTTTTTCTTCCTCAGTCATATCGGTTATACCTAGCAATTTCTTAAAAAAACTCATGAAAATTCACTCCTAGACTCTCGAAATATTTCTATTTTGTTGTGTAATACTGTGACTAATCAATAATAATCAATCAATAATAAAAAACCACCTAAAGTACGTGAATGACGTCTTAGGTGGCTATTCTTTGTTGCTTTTGTTCTTTTCTCTCGCCTTATGCACTACCCATTCAAAATGCTTCACGATCTCTTCGATTTCCTCTTCAGAAAGCTGTTTCCATTTCTCAATATCAAAGAAACCCATTTGCTCGATGCCATATTCTTTAATGAGTTGATTAATCCTTGCCAGCGTTCCTAATTCCTCATTGTCGCTCCCTGGCGGATTCGGATCATCCGTGCGACCGAGTAGGTAGTCGGTGGTGACGTTGAAAAAATCGGCAAGTTGTTTAACAAACTCGAACGATGGTTCACGTTCGTCACGTTCATACATACCTATTGTGCTTTCACCAACATTAAAACGATCGGCTAAGTCCTTTTGAGTTAAGTTTCTCCTTTTTCTCAAAAAACGCAATCTTTTTCCAAAAGTCATATATGCTCACCTACTTTTAAATTTTAACACATAATGTGTTAAATGAAACATAATAATGAAAAGAACACAAAAAGTGTTGACAACACATAATGTGTTGTTTATTATTTTAATTAAGAACACATAATGTGCAGTTTATAGAGGTGATACAACAATGAATAAAGAAAAAATTGCTGAGACTTTAGTAAATCTTCGTGGCAATCGTTCCAGAGAAGAAGTTGCTAAATCTCTTGGTATAAGCGTTAGTGCTTTGCAAATGTATGAAAACGGACAAAGAATTCCTAAAGATGAGATCAAATTAAAAATTGCTCGTTATTATGGCGTTTCTGTTGAGTCAATTTTTTTTAGTTAAAACAGCACAATTTGTGTTCTTTTTATTATTGCTCTTTGACAGTCTAATCCACAATTAATCCACAGGAGGTGAACGAAATGTCATCAAGCACTACTTTCACCCCGCATACACATGAACAAAGGGGGAATGCGGGCATGAAGGAATTCAAATACGGCAACACCACTGTTATTATTCACTCCCCACTCGTTCTTATGAGCGCGAGTGAGCGAAAAGAATGGTTTCAGAAAGAATGGGAAAAAGGGAATCCGGTTTTAAAGCAAATCGCAAAAGCGGTGATGGACTGCTATGTTCCAAAAGAGCCAAGCTCTTAATCATAACATAACATGAATTTTTAGCGGTAAATGGTAGAAGGGGGAGAACAAACAATGAAACGCGGTAGAGCGGCCGATGCGGTGAAAGCGGCACGGCAGGCGACAGGGATGACACAACAACAACTTTCGTTTGAAATCTATGAATCTCGTGAAGCAGTTTCACAGCAAGAAAACGGACGATATCGGGTGCAGCCGAACATATCGAAATATTTTGCCGAGAAGCACAACAATCCGTGGGTGGCACTGGAAGCGGCTGCGGAGTACACCGGCTGGGGTCCAGTCAAGCTTGATGGAGAAGTGGTCGATTTGCATCGTGCAAGTGTAGCGATGAAAACGAAAGAGGAACTAACCGAAGCGCTGCAAGCGATCGAAAGTGTATGTGTAGCGAACCATCCTCGAGCGATTAGGGAGTACGATAAACAACACCTCGAAGAAGCGATTTTACAAACGATTGATGCGATTGTAGCGCTCACGCAATACGTCGCAGTGATATGTGTCGATTACGGATTTTCGTGGCTCAAAATGTGGCAAAAGCATCGTACAAAGTTGCAAACAAAAGGTTTTATTAAGAGATAAGGGAGGAAGCAAAATGGATCATGCGATTGATAGCTTAAAAACGTTTTTGGCAGCCGAATTGGAGTGGTTGCGTGAAGAATGGAGAGACGGAAAAGGAGGATACAAAAAACTTTCTGATTGCCCAAGTTACAAAGCATGCAAAGCATATGTTGATGCAATCAATGTTCTTGTGAAGGCTTACTATCATCCAGAGTACGTGGAGCAATATAAATGTCCATCTGTAAAAGAATTAATTTGAGGAGGAGAGAACAATGAGTTTTTGTTTAACAGCAAGCCGTTTAATGAAAGCAAGCGAGGTCAGAAAGCTTTGCGCGGAGTTGCGCAATGATCCAGCAATATTGGTGTTAGAAATGGAGTTAAAAAAGGAATGGTACAAAAGAAAAATGGCCAGTGCGCCAACACTAGCCATCGCTCAATAAATAATCAACCTTTGATCTAATCATATTCTAGCATAAACGATTCGCGAAAGGAAGGGCAAGCGCATGCTTGCCGATTGGAGTACAAGCAAAAGATATCTCCCATCTTGAAAGTGGGTGTGTCCCCCAGCCCACGAGCTTGTGCTTCAATCGGTGCGTATGCACACTAGACCGAGCGAGAGCGGGCGACGATCCTGGAAAGGGGAGCCGCGCCAGAATACATGCATATGGTCATTGCGAAGACGTCTAGTCATTCATTCAGAAGGAGGAAGAGGTTATGCAAGATATGCTCTTTTTGCAAGAAGAGGATTTGTTACAAAAGGCATCGCGGTGCGTCGAGTACATACAAGAATCGCTTCAAAACCGCGACTATGAAACGGCGAAAATCGAAATGTCGGAGTTGCGCTTTTTATTAGATGAACTGCAAGTAATCGAACAAAAGAAATTACGTCGCGCACAGCTTTTTGAAGTTGTCGCTGACATGCGTAAGCGCGGCATTCAAATTGATTTTGTATCGCGGATGCTGGGGTGATGGTGTGACAAGAGAAGAGAAAAAGCAAATTCGGCTACAAATTTTGAAATTGCTAGATACACAGTGTGCAGGATGTAAAGAACGGCATAGTAGTACACAAAGCACATGTGTAATCAGTTGTCCGATCGGCAAACAAATGCAACAACTGTCGACGTTGTTAGCTAAAGAAAGCCCTCGCATAAAAAGAGGGAAATGGACTGAAGAAGAAGAGTTTTACCTATGGCAACATAAAGATATTTTCGATGTTTCAGAGCTTGCAGCTCGTTTGGAACGAAGTGAGATATCCGTACATTCAAAATTGCGCCAGCTTGAGAAAAAGAATGTTGTGTCTTGCTAGAAGGGAGGTTACGAAGCATCAATACATTGTATGCTTCATGATCGCAAATATGCTATTCGAAGTAGAATTCGCAGAAAAGAAGAACGGCTATTTCGAAACGATCCATACGGCACTCATTCACGCGCTCACTGTGTCCGAGTGCCGCCAAATCGCATTTGAAATAGCCGATCAGCTAGGAAAAGGTGATATACAGGTTTTTATTTCAGACTTCTAGGTTTTATCATGCCACAACATACACTATTTTGCAAGGGAGGAAGGGGATATACATGTCAACAAGACTTCTTATGGATGAAGAGCCGTTAGTGGTTTTACCATCATTAGCGGCAACAATAGGCTTAAACGAAAGCATCGTGTTACAACAATTGCACTATTGGCTTGAGCGCAGCAATCACATTCACGAAGGGCATAAGTGGGTATACAACACGTACGAGGAATGGCAAGAGCAATTCCCATTCTGGTCGGAAAGCACGATTCGTCGCATTATCACAAAACTTGAAAAGCAAGGGCTCATTATTGCAGGCAATTTTAATCGCTCCAAGATCGACAAAACGAAATGGTATCGGATCGACTATGACAAATTGGCGCAATTAGAAAATCCAGTCTATGAAGTGAGTGTTCAAGGTGAACAAACGACTGTTCAAAATGACGCCTCGACTGCTCAAAATGAACAGTCGACTGACGAAATCGACAGTCCATCTGGTCAAAATGAACAGTCCATCTGTTCAAAATGGACAGACGAAGCGCTCAATTTGAACAGACCAATACCAGAGAATACTACAGAGATTACTACAGAGAAAAAAGAAGAAGTAGAAGAAGACGCACGCGTGCGTGAGAATCCGTTCACCTTTTTTGAACAAAATGGCTTTGGTACGATTGGCGGCTACATAAGCGAAAAAATTTCAACTTGGATCGATGATACATCCGAAGCTCTTGTTTTAGAAGCGATGAAAATTGCAGTAGAAAACGGCGTGAAAACGTGGAAGTACGTTGAGACCATTTTGCGTGATTGGTCGGAAAAGGGGTATCAAACCGTCGAACAAGTGCATGCAGCGCAAAAAGCGTTTAAGGAGCAGCAATCCAAGAAGCGTAATGGTTCTAGCACGAATAGGAAAAAAGCCGTTCGAACGGAAGTTATTCCAGACTGGCTTAACACCGATTATTCGCAATATGAACAAAAAGCCGAGACGGATCAAGAAGCGCTCGAACGCAAACGGCGTGAGTTAGAAGAGCGACTGAAAAAATATCGCAATGATGACTAGGTGAACGCTATGCCGTACCCGATTTGGATTCGCTTAGAGTATCGAAACGACGTTGGGAGAATTGTTGGTTTCACTGGAAGCATTCAATCCGAAGCAGCGTTACGTGATGTGTTAGAGCGATACGAGATTACTAGAGAACATCTTGTTTCGCTTGAAATCAACGGCAAACCATACTCGTTGTCAAAACTTGATCGCTTTTTTCGGAGGTGAAGCAGTTGCTTTTACTCAAACATGTATTGATTCAGCGTCTACGGCGAAAGGGCGTTTTCGTTGCAACAGACGGGCGAGCGATATCAAAACTGACGATCGAAGAAATTCAACGGGAATACGAGCGAGCGGAGGGAGAACGTAATGAACTGGTCAAAAGCAACGCTTAGACAATTATACGTTATCGTGCGATATGAACATTGCCCGATTCGATATAAACAAATGGCGCTAAAAGAGATACAAAAACGATTGGAGGATTTGCGATGAGTCGTAAGTCGCTACATGGCCCAGTTGTCGTCAGTTACCTAACGCCAGAAGAGCTTGAAGCGTACCGGAATCGTCCGCGCAAAAAATATTACGACGAAGACAACCGCCGAATAATCGACTGGCGTTGGCCGCAAAACAGAAAGAAAAGGGGAGCGAAATAATGGACTTATCCAAGCTTTTTGAGATGCAGCGAGAACTGGATGAGCGGATTGTACGTGAAAAAGGATTAGATGGTCAGAATCTTTTGCCGAATAAAGTATTAGCCTTACAGGTGGAGCTGGCAGAACTCGCAAACGAGTGGCAAGGGTTTAAGCATTGGAAAACGAATCGGCAACCGAAAGAGGGGATGTTGGAAGAATACGTGGACTGTTTACATTTCATTTTGAGCATTGGATTGAGTGGAAATATCGGGACGATAGAATGGGAACAGCTTGAACCGTATAAAGCAAAATCCACTATTCAACAGTTTATAGGCTTGTTTGAATATACATCACGTTTACTTGAAGATATCACGGTATATGTCGACATTTGGAGTTCTTTCATCGGACTTGGAGAAATGCTCGAATTTACTTGGGATGAAGTTGAGGCAGCGTATATGCGTAAAAACGCAGTCAACCATCACCGCCAAGAAAGTGGGTATTGAGATGGATGCAAAGCATTGGATGGAAGAATTAAACAAGAATCAAATACTTCGCAACGTGCAAAAATTGCTCGAAATACAAACCGAAAAGGGGATTGAAAAATACGGAACAACCGTCAATCCAAGTGACTACACATTGGTCGGCTGGCTGGAACACTTGCAGCAGGAAATGATCGATGCCATCGTATATTGCGAGGTGCTGAAATTCAAATACGCTCACTTGGTTGCGCTTGAAAAGCTAAATTCGGACGTGAATGCCAAATGAAGCGTCGCAAGCGGAAAGCCAAATGGTATTTGCTATATCGCAAGGAAAACCGCGATGCAGTTTATGTGTACGAGCCGTTGCGTAAGTATGAGTTGCAAAGTAGGATTCGACGCGGATGGAAAGTGATAAAAACGTGAGGTGAATCATGCTAAAAGCATTGAAGCAAACACTATTCAGCACGCTATTAGTTATGGCAGCGATTTTAGTAGCTACATGGCTTGAACTAGATGTAAACAGAGTGCTATTGACAATGATTTTGGTTTATTTGCTAAGTCAGCGTTAAAAACGATAAAACAAAAAAGCCGGGATCTCTCCCGACAGTCCACCTCAATTATACCACATGGAGGGATTCCGGTGAGTAAAAGAGCGCAAGAATTGCAGATTGATATAGATAATATGACCGTTTCGCATCCGATCGTTCCAGGTAAAGTTCTTGTTGTTGTGATTGACGGCGTGCAGGGGAAAGCAAAAGTAGCGGAAGCGGTTGAACATGGATATACGATTATTGAAACAGCGAAGGGAAAAACGGCACGAATCAAATTCGAGGAAAGCGAGTTGTTTTAAGTGAAAATAGCGGTTCATGTGTATGAATGCAAGAGTTGCGATGTAGTGTTTGCAGTTTCGCAGGACTTTGAAGAACAGCACCTTGTGCAATGTCCTGTTTGTGGAAGTGATAAGGCGTTGCAAGAAGTATCGACTGGAGAATTGCACATACGACGGAAACAGCAATTACTTGTCGTTCCAGTAGGGCAAACAAATATTTTCGAGTTTCTGGGGTGATGATGTTGCAAATTACATTACCGCCAATCTCAGAAGATGATGCGTTAGAGTTAGAGTTATATATCAGTTGTGGTGAAAGCGTATTTGGACAATCGGAGAGCAAAACGTTACGCGAGTTTTTTGACTTTCTATATGAAAAATGTCGGGAAATCGAAGCGGATCGCTGGCGCAAGGATCAGAAAAACTGGGGAGCTTGCTGCAAATGGCCGTATGAAGATGATTTACCGTTTTAATACGCATTCGACACATAATGCGAAGTAAAAAGGGGTGAAAAGATGAGTGAATTAATCCAATTTTTATCGATTCAATTTTTGAAAGAGCTTGATGAACTATCGAGAAAATATGGAATTTATATTGAAGTCGGCGAAAACTCAGATGGAATAACTTTAGTGAACGAAGATTTGGATGTTATTGCTGTTGTGTATCTTGACAAAGATACTCAAGAGTATTTAGTTCGTGAAGATATATTACAGTGAGCAGTACGAAGATGATGCGATAGAGATAAATAGATTATGGGGTAAGTAAATTTTACCCCATTTTTGAGAAAGACGAATCCACTATAGCTTGAACCGATAGTGGTCTAGTTTATGGGGAGGGAATTTTCGATGAATCAATTACAAAAGGTGTTTACTTACAGCGGAAGTCAAGTACGAACAATTATAAAAGATGGAGAGGTCTGGTTTGTTGCAAAGGATGTGTGTGAAGTGCTGGGCATTACTAAACATAGGGATGCTATTAGCCGTTTAAGCGATCGACAAAGGGGGTCGGTGAAAGTGGACACCCTTGGAGGTCCTCAGGAAATGGCTGCAATCAATGAAGCAGGTGTTTATAAATTAGTTTTTCGCAGCAATAAACCGGAAGCGGAAAGGTTCAGCGATTGGGTAGCTGAGGAAGTCCTTCCAACCATACGGAAAACCGGCGGCTATGTAGCAAATGACGACTTATTCGTAGAAACGTATCTGAAGCACGCAGATGAGCAGACGAAACTATTATTCCGTGCTACGCTAGAAACGGTAAGAAAGCAAAACGAACAAATTGCAATCATGCAGCCGAAAGCTGATTATTTTGACGCGCTTGTTGATCGTCGTTTGCTCACTAACTTCCGTGATACAGCCAAAGAACTAAAGGTGAAACCAAAGGCTTTCGTCGATTGGCTTCTTGCTAAAAAATATATTTATCGCGACCAGAAAGGGAAGTTAAAGCCATACGCCCAATATGTCCCTTCCTTGTTCGAATTGAAGGAATGGGAACGAAACGGACGAGCTGACGTGCAAACACTTGTTACACCGAAAGGAAGGGAGACGTTTAGAATATTACTACAAAAAGCTGTGGTATAAGGTATAATATGGGTAAATAAATATGTCCAAGACCGAGAGCGTGAGGACACTGATTGTGCAGAATAGCCAAGCTATTTCTGTGTGATTGGTGTCCTTTTTGTTTTATCAGAAAAACGAAAGGGAGAGGTACCATGCGAACAATCCAGCAAGAATTAAAAAAATGGATGAAAGTTAATAAGGTTCAGCAACGCCAAAACAAGCGAAAAAAAGCGCGTAAAAAGAAACGAGGAAAAGAGCGGCTGACGGAGCGAGATATTAAGGAATTAATGGGCGTTGGTCGACCAGTATATAGACGCGGCAAGGGTGGGGCATTTCGGCAACGATAATCACTATTTCGGAGGTTGGGAAGATGGACTTTATGTTACCTGAAATCGATCGAAAAGCGACGAAAAAAGCGGTGGAAGCGGCACTCGAAAAATATCGCATTTTCTTGCTGACATTGAAACTAGACCAGATGCCAAAGGTGACTCAACACTACTCGCTCGTTCCTGCAAAGACAAATAAACTCCACTCCTCAACCGAAGGAATAGCAATTCGAAATGCTGATTACGAGCGGGAGCGGGCGGCATACATTCAGCGCGTTGTTGAGGCTGTGAACCGTCTGGATTACTGGGAGCGAGCAATCATTATTCAGCGATACATGACTGGAGAAGAAGTATTTGATTATGCGGTTTACAACGAGCTAGGAATGAGCCACAGAAATTATTATCGTTTGAAGTCCAGAGCATTTTACAAATTAGCGTTTGCTCTTGAAATCGAAGTGTATCGAAAAAGAAGGAGGGACGAGCCATGAACTTTGTTCAACCCATTCGCGATCCTGAAAAGATTGCGGCAATGAAAAAATACTTGCTACAACGAAACAAGCGCAATTATATTTTGTTCATTATCGGAATTAACACAGGTTTGCGTATATCAGATATATTGCAGCTGAAGAAGGAAGATTTGCTCCAAACGCATTTGAAGTTGCGAGAGAAGAAAACACGGAAGGAAAAACGGATTCGCATTCCGCCAGCGATACGAAAAGAGTTGATTGAGTACGCAAAAACGCTCAAAGACGGTGAATATGCTTTTCGAAGCCGGCAAGGTGGCAATCGTCCCATCGATCGTTCAACAGCGTACCGTATTTTGCGCGAAGCTGCTGAATACGTGTCGCTGGATGAAGTGGGCACACATACGCTTAGAAAGACGTTCGGCTATCACTTTTACCAACAAACCAAAGACGTTGCGATGCTTCAAGAGCTGTTTAACCATTCAAGTCCGCATATTACATTGAAATACATCGGCGTCAACCAAGACGCTATGGACAAGGCAATGATGAAATACAAGATATGATTTTTCTTTTTTTGGCTATTAGTACAACATAAAAAAACATGGTGTGCACTCGTTTTGAAAAATGGGATGAAGCTAGAAATATCAAGGGATTTCGTCATTAGGCGAGTGCATCAGTCTGTAAATTGAAGTGAACTCGTTGGAGGGAAAGTAGATGTTGGTTGAGGAAGCGAAAAAGCGAATCGAATATTTGAAAGGATACATTCAGATGATTGAAAGCTACACACCGACAACAATGGAAGAAGAAGCGGTGTATTTGTATGTCCAGCTAGAGAGTGTCACAAAAGTAGTGCAAGAACTAAACAAAAAAGGCTATCGGATCGGGAACAGGAAACTAACAACGGTGGATGTGTCAAATATCATTCGCTCCAAGGCAAAAGATGAGATGCACGAGTTGGCCAAGCGGATGTTTATGAAGAACAGGAAGAGGGGAAGTCGATACTGGTGAGCGGATGATGGCACAATCGTGGCACAATTTTGGCACAAAGATGGCACAACGTTTTCGTTTAAAGGTGTTATGATGATAACGTGAAAGACTTTGGTTGAAGCGGGACGCCACTTCATTTGAGGTGGCGATTGTTATTTTTGTCGAGATTTGACGAACGGATGTTGTAGGAAGATGCCTCCTTTTGTCGTATTGAGTAGGAGGGAGGTAGGATAAGTATGCCAAGTAGAAAAGTAAAATTTGAGTATTATGAGGTAGTGTATAAAACTAAAGAGGATGACGGAACTGAAAGGGATCGATTATTTGATCTAGTTCAATGGATCTTAAAAGCTACAAGAAAATCATTAGAGGCAAGAACATATGATTACAGATCAGAACAGGCGAGACTTGATAGAGCTTATTTTGATGATGAGTTAAATTATTATTTTTTGCATTTCGTTAGATTAAGAGATACAAATATTCCATCTAAAGCAAAAAGGGATTCTGAAGTTGAAGCATTTGAATTAGAAGATGACGAGTATCTCGGTGAGGAAGTTTCAGCTCTCTATGATGAAAATAATCATATATTAATGCTTCAACGAAATAGATACAGCTTAGGTCCTGAAGGAATTGAGGAGTACTTGAATTTAATCTGGGATAATGAAAATGAATACATTTATTTAAGACCAATATGTCCTCCAAATGTATTAGATTTGGTATCTGATTCAAAATATTATCGAAAATTAAATATAAGGTTTGCGGATTTAAATCCAGATCATTTTAAAGGTAACGGCAAATCTCCTTTATTGGGTTTTATCAAGAATTTTGGAAACTATGAAGGTGTTACCGCTGAAATAACGATAACAATGGGACGTACAAAAAATACATCTTTACATAGAGATACTGTAAAGGACACACTTGAGGAAATAAGTGTGAATGAGGATATAATTGAAAAAGCTGAACTCGTTAAGAAAGATAATGATGACACTGCAGTTGAAGTAATTGACTTAATTGAGCATAAAGCACATGATTTCTCATATTTTCCTTTGGAAAAAAGAACATCGTTACATCATGAAACTGTTGCATATAGAATGTGGCAGATTTATGAAGAAAAAAATCGGAAAGTTGAAATCTTAAGTTATTTACATAGGGAATGATGTAAAGTGAAAAAAGGTGAGACAAGCAAAACGCTTTTGCTAACAATAGAAATTTTTTTTCCGATTGTATTGTCTTTAGGAACTTCTTTTTTATTGATAAAACTTGGGTTTCATTATAGTGTAAAAAATTTTGATAAGGTTTTAGATGGTTCAATAACTTTTAGTTCCATCGTAATTGGTTTTTTAGCGGCGCTTTTAGGTGTTTTGGTAAGTATTAGAGATGCTCATATTGTAAAAAAAATATTCTCTGTAAGAGAAAAGAAATTATTTAGGCATTACTTTTATGAAGCGATTTTATTGGGCTTTTTAGTAGTAATCATTTCTGCTGCGCTCCATATATTCAGGGAAACCCGATCAACATTGTCGTTTTGTTTGTTCTCTTTTTGGAATTTCATAACATTTTTCTTTTTGTTTTCTTCTGTCAGAATAATTCATGTTTTGATGCTTATCTTATTTAAAAGTAATGAAAAAGGTGCAAATCAAAGACCAGAAGGTAATAGTAATAAATTATCTGTAGAAGAAAGGGAAAAGGCTCGAGAAGCCCTAAAAAAACCTAAAAATTTATAATTCGCCCTCTAGAAGGGCTTTTTTATTTGGAGTGATTTTATGCCGAGTAGACCGAAGAAGCCTTGCTCCGTTCCAGGTTGCCCGAACTTAACACAAGGACGATACTGCGAGCAGCATAAGCACAAAGAACAACAAAGCAAAGTAGAACGACATCGCTACTATGACAAACATATCCGCGATCAGGAAGCCCGCGACTTTTACCATAGCAGAGAGTGGCAGCGCGTTCGGCGTGTGGCATTGATGCGCGACAACCATCTTTGTCAGCATTGCCTTTCTGAGAAGCGCATCACACCAGCTGATGTCGTTGACCATATTGTGCCAGTGCGGGTTGATTGGTCGCTACGCTTGTCATTGAGCAATCTGCAGTCGTTATGCAATGCCTGTCACAACAAGAAAACGGCCGAAGACAAGAAAAAGTATGGGGAGGGGCGGGTCAAAAATTTTTCATAGGCTCGCCCAAGACCGCGCGCCCCCCTCAGCGTGAACAAAGTTCCCTTTTTGACGTAAAAGGGGGATAACAGTTTTTGGAGAAAATCAAAACGAAAGGTGGTGTTGAAAATGGGTCGGCGTGCGAAACCGGTAGATTTAATTCTTATTCAAGGTACGAAGCATTTAACGAAGAAGGAAATTGAAGCACGACAAGAAGCGGAAGCAAAGTTACGCCCGAACGACGATAAGGTCAGACCGCCGAACTGGTTAGATGATGTAGCAAGAAAAGAATTTAAGCGGCTTGTCAAGGAATTGAAAGAAGTGGGGCTAGTCACAAATGTAGATGTAAATGCTCTTGCCTTGTACTGCGATGCGTATTCTAACTATGTAAAGTGTTCGCAGATCATTGAGGAAGAAGGGCTTATGGTCGAATACACAAATAAGGCGGCGGAAACAAACAAAGTGCCTCATCCATTGCTCACAAAGAAAAAGCAATTACATGAGCAAATGAAATCGCTGGCTGTTGAATTTGGATTGACGCCAAGCTCCCGAGCAAAACTCGCGTTGCCGAAAGAAGAACCAAAGCAGCCGACGCCGTTTGAACAGGAGTTTGGTGAAGTATGAGTCTGAAGCAATGGCTTATTGATTACTCACATGACGTCATTGATGGTCGTGTGATTGCCTGTCAGAAACATAAATGGGCGTGCATGCGGTTTTTAAGAGATATTGAACGCGAGGGAACAGAAGATTTCCCTTACATTTTTAGTGAAACGAAAGCGATGCGCTTCCTCAAGTGGATGACGCTTTTTAAACATACGAAAGGTGTACTTAAGGGGCAACACATTCGTCCACATGAAATTCAAGTGTTTGTGTTTGGTAACATTTATGGCTGGGTGCATAAAGAAACGGATTATCGACGTTTTAAAAAGGCATATTGGCAGGTTGGAAGGAAGAATGCCAAATCGCAAAGCCTTGCTTGTGTAGCGTCATATGAAGCAATGGCTTTCGGTGAAAACATGTCCGAAGTATATATAGGGGCTACTAAGACAGAACAGGCAAGAATCGTCTGGAATGAAACTGAAGCAATGCTGGCGGGCTGTCATGAGTTGAAAGGAAAGTATGAAGTAAAATACGGTGCCATTCATCATCTTAAAAGTCGTTCAATCATTCGGCCACTTTCCAAAGAGGATAGAAAAACGGGCGATGGACTAAACCCACAATGCGGCATTATTGACGAGTATCACGCGCATGAAACAGATGAAATTTATAACATTATTGATTCTGGTATGATTGCACGTGCGCAGCCATTGCTAATGATCATTACAACAGCTGGTGTAAACTTAAATAACCCATGCTATCGGAGTGAATATCAATACGTTTCGAAGCTTTTAGATCCGAATAGCCCTGTTGAAAATGAACGATACTTTGCGATGGTCAACGAATTAGATAAAGATGAGGACGGAAATTTAATCGATGATATTCGGGATGAAAAAGCATGGCTAAAAGCGAATCCGATTGCGGCGTCGTATCCAGAAGGAATCGAGAATATCAGAGCAAAATTGCAAGAAGCGCTTGAAAAGCCCGATAAAATGGATGATTTTCTCACCAAAAACATGAACATATGGATTAATAAGCGGGCGCAAGGGTATATATCGTCTGATCGCTGGGCGGCCTGCGGCGCGGAAAACGTGCCGGATATCAGTGGATTGGATGCGTATGTAGGCGTTGACTTGTCGGCAACGACCGACTTAACGAGCGTTTCTATCGAAATTCCATTGAGTGATGGACGATTTGTCGTGCTGTCCCACTCATTCATACCTGAAGAAAAGCTAGACGAGCGAGTGAAAACCGACAAAATGCCATTCGATCAATGGGCTCGTCAAGGATGGATTACCACAACGCCAGGCGCGGTCGTTGATTACACGTTTGTTCGTGAGTATATCAAGGCGATTGCAGAAACACATGGCGTTTCGGTGAAAGAAATTTGCTATGACAAATATAATGCACGTCATTTGATGCAGGAACTTGAGGCAGATGGGTTCGTGACAGTAGAAATTCCACAAGGGATTCGCTATTTATCGGAGCCGACGAAAAATTTCCGGACAAAAGTGTTTGAAAAGAAGATCATTCACAACCAAAACCCCGTTTTAACATGGGCAGTCGGCAACGCGGTGACACGAAAGGACGCCCAGGAGAACATTATGCTGGATAAATCAAAGAGCACGGATCGGATTGACCCATTGGCAGCGCTTATTAACGCGCACGCTCGAGCGATGTTTGCGAATGCGGAGTCGGTTGACGTATCGGAATTCGCGACCGATGATTTTTTAGATAGACTGTGGGGTTGATAAAGTGAAGAAATTAGGGAGAATCTTTCGTGATTATGCGGAAGATTTTTTTATTTTTATTGGTTTGACGCTCATTAACGTGGCAACTTTCCGATTAAGTGCTACAGCTGGCTTGTATGTGCTCGGTTGTTCTTTTTTAGCTGTAGGTGTTTTTATTGCAATACAGCCACCTAAACGTTATCCGCCATGAAGGAGGTGAACAATAAATGTTTTTCCGACGTGCTTTGGAGCGACGTAGTATCGAATATAGCTTAAATGATCCAGCTCTTTTAGATTTTCTCGGCATTTCTCCCGGTGAGGTTAATGTTTACGGTAAAAACGCTTTGAAAGAGGCAACGGTTTTTGCATGCGTAAAAATATTAGCTGAGTCAATCTCAAAATTGCCATTAAAAATTTACAAAGAGGATGAAAATGGCGTTATTAAAGCCACAAAGCATTACTTATATCGGCTACTAAAACTTCGTCCAAACCCATATATGTCGGCATCTGACTTCGCCAAGTGTAATGAAACGCAGCGGAACACGTATGGGAATGCATACGTCAATATTGAGACTGACCAAAAAGGCAGAATAGTGGCGTTTTGGCCGATTGACGCAAGTAAAGTACGCATTTGGATTGACGATGTTGGACTTTTCAACAGTAAAAATCGCATTTGGTATGAAGTTGATGTCGGAACAGAGCGACGAAAGCTGATGCCAGACGAAATTTTGCATTTTAAAAGCGGTGTGACGCTGGACGGGATAGTTGGAGTGCCTCCACTTGAATATTTGCGAGCCACTGTGGAAAATGCAGCGGCAGCAGGGAGATTTATCAATAATTTTTATAAGCAAGGGCTACAGGTAAAGGGGATTGTTCAGTATGTCGGTGATTTAAACCAAGAGGCGCAGAAGAAATTCCGAGAAAAATTCGAGGAAATGTCGGCAGGATTAAAAAATAGCCATCGAATTGCGCTTATGCCGATCGGATATGAATTTAAGCCGATAAGCTTATCGATGTCCGATGCTCAATTTCTCGAAAATACACAGCTTACGATCCGACAGATTGCAACGGCATTTGGTATCAAAATGCATCAGCTGAACGATTTAAGCCGGGCGACTCATACGAATGTGGCGGAGCAACAGCGACAGTTCTATGTTGATACGTTGCTGCCGATTTTGACGATGTATGAACAGGAAATGACGTATAAACTGTTCCTCGACAGTGAAATTGACGCCGGATATTATGTGAAATTCAACGTTGACAGCATGCTTAGAAGCGATATTAAAACACGCTATGAAGCGTATGGCATCGGGATTGAGAAAGGTTTTATTACGCCGAACGAGGCGAGGGCATTAGAAGAGAAGCCACCTTTGCCTGGCGGTGACCAGCTTGTATTTAACGGTAACGTCATTCCATTGACAATGGCAGGTCAACAGTACGTGAAAGGAGGTGGAGAAAATGGACAAGGCGACGATGGAAACAAAGGAAATTCGAGCGCTACCGGTGAAAATTGAGGTTCGCAAATCAGCGGAAGGGGAGGAACAAAGAACGATATCCGGTTCTATCAAGTACAACACAGAAAGTGCGGAGATGCGAGACTGGTGGGGCGATACGTTTGTCGAGGAGATTGCTTCTGGTGCATTTGATGAAAGCTTAAAAACACGTGGGGTTGTTGGTCTATGGTCGCATGATGCGTCTAAAGTGCTTGGAAGCACGAAAAGCGGAACGTTGCGCCTGGAAAGCACGGAAAAGGAACTACGTTTTGAATTAGACTTACCGAATACGACTGTCGGCAATGACGCTTGGGAAATGATTAAACGAGGGGATGTCGATGGTGTATCGTTTGGCATGCGAGTCACGAAAGACAAATGGTCACAGGTCGATCGCGACGGAAAAAAAATCTACAAACGTTCTATTTTGGACGCGGAGCTGTATGAAATTTCTCCTGTCGCTTTTCCAGCGTACCCAGCAAACGAAGTATCTGTGCGATCACTCAACGAATATCGCGAACAACAAAAGCGAGCTTCAAACGAGTACAAAAAAAGAAAATTAGCAATGGAATTAGAGCTGATGTAATCGGCTCTTTTTAACTTTTTACAGGAGGTTGAATGATATGGGAAAAGAATTACGCGAAATGTTACAGAAATTAGAGCAAATGAAAGCAGAAGTTCGCTCTCTTTTAGGAGAGGATAAAGTGGAAGAAGCTGAAAAGCGCATGGAAGATGTGCGAGCGTTGCAAAAGAAAATTGAAGTGCAGCGGCAATTGGAGGAAGAAGAGCGTGGTGGACTTGGTCTTGTCGGAGCTCATTTGGCTAGCGGAGAAGCTCGTGCAGTAACGAGAGAAGATGCCGAGTTAGAAAATGAATATCGTCAAGTGTTCATGAAGGCAATTCGTCGTCGACCAGTGTCATCTGACGAACGAAGCATCATTGTGGAATATGAAAAACGTGCGGTGATGCATACAGGTGGGGTTGTCGGCCAAGCGGATGGAGATTCTGGGTTGATTTTACCTCAAGACATTCAAACAAAAATTTATACACTTATGCGAGATTTTAACGACCTTTCTCAATATGTGAATGTGCAAAATGTTACAGCTCTTAGTGGCTCTCGTGTACTCGAAAAAGATGAAGAAATGGTTCCTTTCCAAGATGTCGATGAGTATGGGTTGATTGGGGAAACAGACAATCCTAAGTTTGTTCCAATCTCGTACTCTCTCAAAAAACGTGCCGGTATTTTGCCTTTAACGAACGAATTAATTGCTGATACAGACCAAAATATTGAGCAGTACGTGACGAATTGGATCGGTAAAAAAGCTGTCGTTACGCGAAATTATCACATCACTAATTTATTGAAAACAATGCCAAAACAATCATTAGCCAACTTCGACAATATCAAAAAGGTTCTTAACGTACTCTTGGATCCAGCTATTAGCGCGAACAGCATCATCTTAACGAACCAAGACGGTTATCACTGGCTGGACGAGCAGAAAGACGCAAACGGACGCTATTTATTACAAGATGACCCGACTCAGCCAGGACGTAAATTGTTCAAAGGACGCCCAGTAGTAGTTGCTTCGAATCGTTTCTTGAAAACAGAAGGGACATCTACATCGTTGGCACCAATCATTATTGGTGACTTAACACAGTTAATCGTTGTATTTAACCGTCGCTTCTTTGAGCTAGCAAGCACAAAAGAAGGCGGAGATGCTTTTCTTCGTGATACAACGAACCTTCGTACAATTATGCGTGATGATTATAAATTCTGGGATACAGGAGCTGCGGTATTTGGTCAGTTAGATGTTACCCAAACTGTCTAATGAAAGGTGGAGTTGAAATTGCCGAGTTATGAAGTGATTAAACCTTTCCGTGATAAGTATACCGGCGATCTCTTTGGTAAAGGTGATGAATACTTCACGGAAGATGAAAAAAGAGCAAAATACCTTCAAGAATGGGGGTACATCGGAAAAGAAATAGAACACGAAAACGACGAAGAAATCGAAAATGAAGATGATGAAGACGGCATTAAACACGTCGGTGGCGGTTATTACGAATTACCGAACGGCGAAAAAGTCAAAGGGAAACAGAATGCGATTGCTGAGTTAGAAAAATTAAAAGATGGGGAGTAAGATCCCCATCCCCTTAATGGGGTGATGTGATTTGATTATTACACTCGAAGAAGCAAAGCAATGGTTACGCATTGACCATAATGACGAAGATAGTTTAATTAATACACTGATTAGCGCAGCAGAAAAGTACTTGATCAACGCGACTGGAAACGCGTTCGATAGCACAAATGAGTTAGCTAAGCTGTTTTGCTATGTGTTAGTGACTGATTGGTACGAGAATCGTGATATGATCGGTAAAACGAGTGAAAAAGTGAGACATACGGTCGAAAGCATCCTTTCTCAGCTGACATACGCATATGGCGGTGGTGTAGTATGAATCCAGGTAGGCTGAAAGACCGTCTAACGTTTTATGAAACTTTTTTTGAAAACGGAGAAGAGCAGCTTGTTGAACGATTTAAACTTTGGGGTCAAGTAAGATTCAAGAAGAATAAATTCACCGATCAACAGCCGGAAAAATCATTTCAAATTATTATCCGAGCGAATAAAAACGTAAAGCCGTTCATGAAGGCTGTCTGCAAAGGGAAATGGTACGACATCATGGCAGTAGATGACGGCGAACCGGGATATTTAGTGCTAGATTGTACTCTTGGATACGTTCATAGCCTAAATGATCGTTGTTCTGTTTCACGGCTAGAAGAAGTTGAATTACCTAACGGAGAAACGGTCCATCAACCGGCAAAAATCATGGAAAATATCCCATGTGAACTTGTAAAAATTGAATCTGGTAACAGTACGCAGACGGAAACGGCTCACAACATCCGGTACATGTATAAAATTCACATGGAAACACACCGAAATTTATTGATAGGCGACAAATTAGAAGTCGTTCACAGAGGACAAACATTCCGATTTACTGCGAAGGAATGGTTTAAATATCATACCTTCCAAGAAGTCATTGCAGAAATGGAAGGTGAAGCGTGATGTTTGAAATAAAAATGGACAATTTTAAAAAGTACGAAGAGCAATTCCTGTTTATAAAAAAAAATCTCCCGGAGGAGCTTGGAAATTATTTACTCGATATGGCTAAAGGCTTGTTGAGATTAGCAAAAGCAAGAACACCAAAACAGGACGGTGACTTGCGGAGAGGTTGGGAAATCGGTGAACTTAGGCGGGAAGGCGACGATCTAGTCATAAATGTATACAATAAGGAGTTTTACGCTCGCTTTGTTGAGTATGGTCATAAAGTGGTGATTAAGAAAAAAACGGTAGGATATGCGCCTGGATTCTATATGCTGACTGTATCTACAAAGCGAATTCGACGTCAAATCCCACGAAGGTTGAAAAAACACTTTGACAAGGTGCTTGATTCATTATGATGTTAGCACTTAGAGATGCGATTATTAGTAAGTTAAAATCAGCCTTTCCCGATCACAAAATATATGGCGAAAAAGTGGAACAAGGTCTAAAAAAACCTTGCTTTTTTATCACCATTTTGCCTGGTGATTTTACGGATTTAAGTAAATCAATGCAGCAAAGAGAGATTACCGTCGATATTCAATACTTATCTATAGATGAAACGAACGTAAAAAACATTGAAATGGCCGATATATTGACAGATCTTTTTAAAAAAATTGATTTTAATGATTTATCAGTGAATGTCATTGAAAGACGTTTTGAGATTGTAGACGATGTTTTGCATTTTTTTATTGATTTGAATTTCATTTTGATACTTAAGGATACAGAGGAACATGAATTTATGCAGGAAATCATTTATAACGAGGAGGTATTGTGATGGGCTTACCTCAAGTCAATATCGTATTCAAAACTTTAGGAGCCACAGCTATCCAACGTGGTGAACGTGGAATAGTTGCATTGCTTTTGAAAGACACAGGGGCTCTAGGGGTTCATATTTTAACGAGCATTACCGACATTCCAGCCGATTTGTCAGCTGCAAATAAGAAACAAATTGAACTTGCTTTTATTGGTGGTGAACGAACACCGAACAGGGTGGTGGTGTATGTATATGATCCGAACGCTACAGGAACACCACAGGATGCAGCATTGAATTATTTAGAAACAGTGAAATTTGATTATTTTGTCTTTCCAGAAATTGAGGAAACAGACAAGGCGAAAATCACTACATGGATTGGTTTGCAACGTGCTAATGGCAAGATGGTCAAAGCCGTATTGCCTCACCATGCTGCCGATAAAGAGTACATTATTAATTTTACGACAGAAAACATCGTCGTCGGCGATACAACGTATACGGCGGCCCAATATTGCTCACGTATCGCCGGGTTGATCGCTGGAACACCGTTGACGATTTCAACAACATTTCAACCGTTATCGGAAGTGGATAGCGTACAGACTTATACAAAAGATCAACTTAATACAGCAATTGATAACGGTGAATTTGTGATCTATCACGATGGCGAAAAAGTGAAGGTCGGTCGTGGGGTAACTTCGTTAGTTACAACATCGCAAAATAAAGGAGAAGATTTTAAAAAAATTAAGATTGTCGATATTCTCGATTTAATGTATACAGACATCCGCAAGACGATTGAGGATAATTATATTGGCAAATATGCAAATAGTTATGATAATAAGGTGCTACTAATTCAAGCAATTAATGCTTATTATGAGGAGCTAGAGAATGAAGGTTTGCTGGATGAAGGGAAAAATAGCATTGAGTTGGACTTGGAGGAACAAAAGAATTATTTGAAATCTATCGGTGTAGATGTAAATTCTATGAAAGATCAAGACATAAAAGAGGCTAATACGAGGGATAAATTGTTTCTTTTATCTCGTGTTCGACCTCTTGATGCCATCGAAGATGTGAATATAAAAGTGTTGCTTTAATTGGAGGTGAAAAATAATGAAAAAAATGATTCCAGAGCGAGCGATCTCAGGAACACACGGAGAAGTATGGATTAATGGTGAAAAATTTGCAGAAGTATATGGTTTACAAGCTAAAGTAGATTTTATAAAAGAAAAAGTACCGATGTGTGGTGTACCTAGTGGACAAGGACAAAAGTATATGGGCTGGGAAGGAAAAGGAACATTGCGCATTACAAAGGTCAACTCTAGGTTGACTCGTAAATTAGCCCAACAAGTGAAGCGAGGCGTTCTTGAGCCGATGACAATTGTAAGTAAATTGGCTGACCCAGCTGCATATGGAGCTGAAAGGATTGTTTTGAAAAGATGTACATTTGACGATTTAACATTAGCTGATTGGGAATCAGGGAAAATTGTGCAAGAGGAAAAACCGTTCACTTTTACCGATTTTGATTTAGTTGACTATATCGAATAGGCAGAGGGGAAACCTTCTGCTTCTAATGTTGAGGAGGGAAAAAATATGAGCAATGTCGTTGATATTTTGTTGAAAATGGATGCTGAAAAGATAGAATTGCCTAAAAAACTCGTTGAAATCAAACGTTTGAGTGAACTGGCTGGCGAAAAAGTGGTCTTTGAAATTAAAGCATTAACCCAAACACAATTTGAAGAAATTCAAGACATGTCTACAAAATTTGATCCGGTTTCAAACAAGGCTGACATTGATATTTTTACGATTAAACTCGAAACAATTCTAAAAGGTGTTATTTCTCCAGACCTTAAGCAAAAGGAACTATTAGAGCACTACAAGGTTCCGACACCATACGATCTTATTAAAAAGCTACTTGTGCCAGGAGAAATTGACAAATTATATAACGAAATCAGCGATTTAAGTGGGTTCGGAGAAGGAGCAGTGGAAGAAGTAAAAAAGCCGTAAAGGAAAATGGTTATATACAAATGATGTATTGGTATTGGAAAAAGAAAGGGATTAGACCATCTGTTTTTTATCAAATACCGTACGGGGAGCTGACCATCATTCGAGCATTTTATGAACTCGAAGTGGAGGAAGAAAATGAGAAAATCAAAGCTTTAGCAAATATGTCATGCGCAGCGTTGTTACTGTGAGGTGAGAAAGGATGGCGAAAGGGCAACGGCTTGAAGCGGAAATTTCCGTAAAGGATAGCGCCACGAGTAATATAGAAAAGGTCATTCGCTCAAATGAAAAATTGAAGAATGAGATGATGCGCCTAAAGGCAACGATGGACAAGGTGCAGGAGAGCGCAAAAAAACGTTGGGAAATGCGGGTCGAAACGGCGAAGGCGAATGAGAAGCTAGAGATGTTAGCCGATGCGATCGATCGTGTTCGGAACCGTGCAGCGTTGACAATGGAACGTTTACGGCTGCTGGGATCAGTGATCGGGACGGCATTGGGCGCCGGAGTAGCAACCGCGTTAAAAAGCGGGGCCGATTTGGAAAAATACATGATCTCGATGGAGCATTTCATCGGCGTTCAAAACAAAGGGATGAGTCAGCAACAAGTACAAAAATCAGCTCAAGAATATCTAGCTGCTTTACGTCAAAACGCCAATGCCACTCCTTTTGAAACCGGCGAAGTTGTTCAAGCAGGTGTTCGTGCTTTAGGAATTGCGGGTGGAAATACAGAAGAGTCGATGAAACTTTTAAAATTAGCAGAAGATATGGCGGCCTTAACACCTGGAAAGACTCTTTCAGAGGCGATTGAAGCATTGGCTGATGCGAAAACAGGTGAATTTGAACGACTCAAAGAGTTCGGTTTCAAAGTAACGGCACAAGAGTTTAAAGGATATGTGGGAAAAAAAGAGAAGGATAACCTTACTGCAGCTGAAACACAGAAAGCTTTCAATACTCTCACGTCGCAAAAATTAAGCCCATTCTTTGCTGGAGGGGCACAAAAGCTTTCACAATCTACTGCAGGTAAAGCAAGCACAATTATGGGTAATTTAAAGAGTGGATTGCAAGATGCCGGTTACAATATGCTGAAAGGAATCAAGCCAGAGACAATGGATAAGTTAGTTAAGGCGAGCGAAAACATTGGCAAGTCCATCGGCGATGCAGGAGCTAAAATGGTAAATGCATTTGCTAAAGCTGCTCCGCATATTAAGTCTGTTGCAACAGCGTTAGCAGCTGTAACAGCTGGGGTCGTTTCGTTCCGTATCGCTTTCACTAGTCTAACGGTTATGCAGACAATCATCACGTTATTTAAAGCTTGGCGTGCTGGAACGTTGGCACAGACGGCTGCACAAATTGGACTGAATGTTGCGATGATGGCCAACCCAATGACATGGGTTGCCGTTGGAATTGCAGCCTTAATCGCTGCAGGAGTTGCGTTAGTAATGAACTGGGATAAAGTGAAGAAGAAATCACTAGAAGTATGGGATGTTGTGAAAGAAAAGGTGTCTAATTTTATTAAACCGGTAAAAAAGTGGTTTGATGGGTTAGTAGGAAGTGTCACGAGTTTTATCGACAAAATCACGTCATTCGGAAACATTAAAATTGGTTTGCCAAAATTCCTTGGTGGAAATGGACTATTTCAAAAGAAAGCTATTGGCGGTGTGATTCCGCGTGATAATTATCCAGCTCTTTTACATGAAGGTGAAAAAGTCCTGACGAAGCAAGAAGTCAAGCAAATGGAAAACAGCAAGCGTCAACGTAGTGCATCTGTAACTATCACAGGCAACCAATTTATTATTCGAAATGAATCAGATATTAAAAAGTTAGCTTTAGAACTTGCAAGATACTTAGAACAAGAGGGAGGGTTAATGGCATGAGGGTAAAAATGCAGTTTTGGTTTCGTTATGGCAGAGAAAGTTTGCAATTGCCTGTTAACCCTTCATCTTTTGAAGTGGCAAGTCCTTATGGAATTGAAGTTATCGAAGTCAATAATTTAGGAGAAGTAACGATCCCGAAAAATAGAGGGCTGCGAGAGTTTCGGTTTGAATCATTTTTGCCGGAGAAATACGATCCTGCTTATTGTGTTCATAATCGCCTTATTTCACCAAATGATTTTATAAATATTATTGAAAAGTGGCGAGATACTAGAAGCCCGATACGTTTTATTGTAACAACAGCAAACATAAACACACTGGTACTTATTCCAGAGTTCACATATCGTCCAAGCCCTCCGGGAAGCCCTGGAGAAGTGCATTTTTCGATGTTTTTAAAAGAATATCGAATCCCTGTTGTCAGAACAGTTTCATCAAACGGAAAATTATCATCTAAGCCTCAACGTCCACCCAAACAAAGCTCAGATGTGGAGCGTAAAACATACGTTGTGAAAAATGGTGATTCGCTTTGGAAAATTGCTCAAAACGTTTATGGAGATGGGGGGAAGTGGAGACAAATTTATGAGGCGAATAAAAAATTGATTGGCAAAAACCCTAACAACATTAAAGTAGGGATGAAGTTGGTGATTACGTAATGTACCCAGGGCAAGCAGAAATAAAAGTAATCTACAACGATATGGACATCACACATATTGTCGCGTCTGTTGAGTGGAGCGGCGATGTTATGCAAGCTTGTCGAAGTTTAAGGTGTTTAATAAAAAACATATCCCTTCACAGAAAAAGATTGCTGACGGTCGAGAACGGAAAAGGGATTCGGTTCTTTAATGGTGAACAGGAGTTATTTCGTGGCATTGTATTTACTAATGAAATTAACATTGATGGATTACATTCAATTGTTGCTTACGATGAGAATGTCTATTTGACGAAATCCATGGATACAAGAAAGTTCATCAATATGAAAGCTTCTCATATTGTCCAGAGGATATGTTCTGATTACGGAATATCGACCGGATTCATTGCTGATACTGGCTATGTTATCCCAAAGCTTATTTTACGAGATAAAACCCTATATGACATGATTATCACGGCGCTAACCGAAACAAAAAAGCATACGGGGCGTCGTTTTATTTTATTTAATAAAAATGGCAAGCTCATTTTGCAAGAACGGAAATCACAAATAACAAAGTTTATCATTGAAGATGGTGTAAATATTATAAGCGCTCGATATTCTCAGTCTATTGAAGACTTAAAGACACAGGTAAAGGTTATCGGTGGGGATTCTGAAAAAAAGCCTATTACAGCTACGGTGAAAAACGACGAACTCATTAAAAAGTTCGGAATCATGCAGCATCTTGAGAATGCCGACTCGAAACTAAACAAATCGCAAATTGAACAACTTGCTCGTCAGCTTTTAAAAGAACATGGAACGATTAAAGATGAAGCAACATTGGATACTGTCGGGATTGATGAAGTAGTTGCTGGAACTTCTGTTTATGTGAAGGAAAAAGTGACAGGGATAGTTGGTGGATACTACGTAATATCTGACTCTCATCGATATGAAAACGGGGTTCATACGATGTCTCTTGTATTAAGCGCTACAGACGAATTACCTTCTCTGGAATACGAGGGAGGTTAGAAAGATGAGTGAGCGTTTTGAGGGAAACGGTGCAACTCGTTTAATTCAACTGATACGTCAGCACGGATACAACAAAGATGTGGACATAGAACTAGGAACGGTTACAAGCGATCCTCCGAGCATAAAGATTCAAATTGATAACATGAAAGTTGAATTGGATCAAGATGATCTAATTATCGCACAATATTTAACCAAACATAGAAGACAAATAAAAATTAACGATGGGACAATTTTAGATGTAGAATATCAAGATGAATTAAAGGCGGGCGACCGTGTGATTGTGGCATCAATAAAAAGCGGTCAACTTTATATTGTGTTAGACAGGGCGGTGAGTTATTGATGGCACTTTCTCCGTTACAACCCGTTGAAAATAGAAGTAAGGAGGCTGGATTCTCACCAAAACCTTATCTCACATATCGACTTAACGATCAAAAAGGCACAATAGATGGATTGATTGATGGTGATGAAGCGCTTCGACAATTTATTAAAAAGGCGCTGTATACTTCACGTTCCCGTTACTTAATTTACGATGATCAATATGGTTCAGAGTTAGAAGATTTAATAGGAGCTGGTGGGAGTAAGGAACTTTTCAATGAAGAGATACCACGTTTAATTCAAGAAGCGTTAATTTATGACGATAGAATTGCTGATGTTCGAGATTTTTCTATCAGTCATGAAGGTCATCGGCTACATGTTGAATTTAAAGTAATTAAAACGGATGGAAGTACACTAGCGGAGGAGGTGGACATCTAGCTGTGTTTGAAAATCAAACTTTCGAGACTATACGTCAGCGAATGCTTGATAACATTGATAACTCCATCGACAAAAGACAAGGTTCTGTTGTATGGGACTTATTATCCCCAGCAGCAATTGAATTAGCCCAAGCTTATATTGCACTTGATCAAGTGTTACTGTTTGGCTTCGCATCAGAAAATATGCCGAGTAATTACCTTGATTTGAGATGTGCGGAAGTAGGATTAACAAGAAAACCTGCTGCCAAAGCAATAGGACAAGTTACTTTCGTTGGTATGGAAGGAACAGTTATTCCGAATGGAACAAGATTAAGCACAGATGAAGTAAACCCGATTTATTTCGTCACGACTGAGGATGGGGTTATTACAGAAGGCACAGTAACAGTTACGGCTGAAGCTGAAGTGGCAGGATACGCAGGGAATGTAGCAACAGGGAAAATTACGCTTGTTGTTGGCAACTTGGCAGGGATTACTTCAGTTACAAATCACGCACCATTTCAAGGCGGCATTGATGCAGAAAGTGATGAATCTTTATTAGAGAGATACTTTGCACATGTTAGAAAACCGTCTACATCAGGAAATGCAAACCATTATAGACAGTGGGCATTAGAGATTTCAGGTATCGGTGATGCAAAGGTTTATCCAGTATGGAATGGACCTGGTACAGTAAAAGTTGTACTATTAAGCACAGAAAAAACAGCACCGACGCAGTCAATAGTGGATGAAGTAGCTACTCATATTGAAAGTGTCCGTCCGATAGGAGCAACTGTCACTGTGGTTGGTGCAACGGAAGTTCCTATTAATGTTTCAGCAACACTAACGCTTGCAATAGGAAAAACATTAATGGATGCACAGACTGAGTTTGAATCATTGCTTATTGAATACTTAAAGACGCTTGCTTTTTTTGATCCTGTAGTTAGATATTCTAAAATCGCAAGTTTATTACTCGATTGCCCCAGCATTGTCGATTACTCAGATTTCACGATAAACAACGGAACTGATAACGTGATAGTTGCGGACGGAAGTGTTGCTGTTAAAGGAATGGTGACATTCACATGAGGATATTAGGGACAGATATCGAGCGAGACATTGAGCGAAACATGTTCAGTTATATACCTCAAGATTATTGGATTTACAGAGAGTCACGAGAGATTATTAAAGCGGAAGCGAGTGAACTCGAAAGTCTTAATGCGGCTATCGGAGATGTTCTGGCTCAATTTTTTATAGACACAGCAACTTGGGGCCTTTCTCATTGGGAGCGCATTTGCGGTATTCCAATCGATGAAAGTAAGCCGGTTGAGCAACGTCGTAGCGTGATCAAGTCAAAGTTACGCGGCATCGGCACAGTAACGGTCGCTCTCATTAAAAACGTCGCAGAGTCATGGTATAACGGCGAAGTCGAAGTAACTGAACAACCTTCGCTTTACACCGTAAAAATTAAATTCGTTAGTAAACTCGGGGTTCCGCCGAATTTAGCCGACATTCAAAACGCTTTGCGCGAGATTATTCCGGCACATTTGGCGATAGACTTCGAGTTTTCTTATTTGTTAATAAAAGACGTTCATAACGTAATGACGCTTTCGCAATTGGAAGCGACAACGCTCGATAAATTTGCAGGAGGTGCGTAATATTGGCGAGTAATACACCGCGACTAGGGCTGTATAAAAAAGATCCGATCGCAGATGCCAACGACACGTTTAATATACAGACGATGCTGAATGACAACTGGGATAAAATCGACGGCAAAGTCGCTATCTTGGGACCAGATGGGAAAATTCTGTCGGAACAGTTGCCACAACAGTCGCTGCCGTCTGCAAGCACAACACAAGCCGGTATCGTCCAACTCAATGACACGTTAACAAGCACAAGCACAACCCAGGCGGCGACAGCGAACGCGGTGAAACAGGTGAATGATGCAGTTGTTGCGCATTCGGCTGAAACTGCGACGAAGTTTACAAGCCTCAATCTCAACATCATCGACATGGCGGTGGAACTTGAGACGCTCAAAGGCGCGACGCTGAATGGCGTGACAGCCAATATTTTCGTTGAAACATTTACAAACTTAAATGATATTAACTTGATGAACGGAATTTATGACAGTACAAACAAAAGGTTGGTGCTTTAATTGAACCAATCGGCAACAGATTTAATTTTATATAAAAAGACAGAAGTGTTGCTTCATGAAGTCTATCCTGTTTTGAAAAACTTCCCAAAAGCCGAGAAGTTTGCTTTGTGTCAAGAAATTAAACAAGCATTCTACTCGCTTTTAAAATATATAATGCTTGCGAATAACGTAAAATCAAAAAGACGGTTGTATCAAGAAGAGGTGGACGCATATATAAAACTTCTTCTAGTTTTGTTTAGTGTCGCTAAGAAGCAGAAATATCTTTCACAAAAGAAGCATTTATATTTTCAAACGAAAATTCTTGAACTCGGGAAATTGCTTGGCGGATGGATGAGAGCTTAACATAATAGTAACTACTAGGGTTACGGCTGTTTGGGCGCCAACCGCGCGATTCGCGGGTACAACTCGGCTCGCTATTGGAACTACAATTCGTCAGGTAATCGCAACACGAACATTGGTTGGCGCCCCGTCTTGTTAGTATTTTCGATTAGAACGGCTACGGCTTTTCTAACAGGCTTTGAAACTTCAAGGGAGCTGTAATCCTTCGCTCGAAGAGCGTAAACACATGAATAGTCATATCGCCTAATCGAGAGGAGGTAGCCGATATGGCGAGAAAATATGATTGTTTGTATGAGGAGATTGTCGATTTCAAAAATCTCCTTTTTGCTTATAAACAGACGCAGAAAGGTTCGCGGAAGTTTAGAAAAGACTCGATTCTTTTTTCTTTAGCGGAAGATGTGAACTTGGTTCAATTATGGCAAGAGTTGAAGTCGGGACGTTACCGAGTGGGGGAATATGTGAGATTTAAAGTGTACGAACCCAAAGAGCGAATGGTAAGCGCTCCGAGAATTCGCGACAAAATAGTTCAATTCGCAACTCACAACATCATAAAAGATGTCTATAAAAACGTCTTTATATCAGATAGTTACGCTTGTTTGGAAGGACGAGGAACACACAGAGCAGTTGATGCTGTACAACGATATATGAGGATGGTTGAACGCAATTTTGGTGGCGGTTGGATTGTGAAAGTGGATATTTCAAAGTTTTTCTACACAATTGACCGCGAAATATTGAAACAAATTTTACGAAAGAAAATAGCTTGCAAACGCACGTTATGGCTTCTTGATACGATCATTGACAGTAGTCCGGAAGGAGAAGTCGGAATCCCTCTTGGTAATGTTACCAGTCAAGACTTCGCGAATATCTATCTTAACGAACTTGACCAATATGTAAAGCGTTATTTAGGAATTAAATATTATGTACGCTATATGGATGATTGTGTAGCGATAGTACCAACGAGAGAAGATGCGAAGTTGTTAAAAGAGCGGATGATTTGGTTTTTACGAACAAAATTGAACTTAAAAGAAAATGAGAAGAAAACACAGATATTTCCTCTAAAGCAAGGTGTAAATGCGTACGGTTTTAAAATATGGACAACTCATCGAAAAGTACGCGATCAATCAAAACGAGCAATGAAACGGCGGATAAAAGCGATGGATCGCAAGTTAAAGGAGAGATTGCTGACAGAAAAAGAAGTGAAACAAGCTGTTGATAGCTGGCTTGGTCACGCACGCCATAGCAATTCCTACAATCTAGCGAAGAAAATATTCGCTCCATATCCTTATATTAACGTGGAAGGAGAGATGAAATTTGGCGAACGGAGATGTGATTAAACTTGGTACGCTATATATGGGCGGTACAAGGATTCCTCGCCCGACAAATCCGTGGCGAAACGATTCAGAACCTTATACAGGTGCTGGCGTAGGGAATATACAGAATTATAGCGTAGGTGCTACATTAGAGATTCGAAACACAGAAACAAACTATGAAATGCAATGGATTGAGGTCAACGACGGTGGCAAAAAATACCTCATCTGTGACCGTGTCATGCTCGTCAATATTAGCTGGGATGATTTAAACGCACAACAATTAGTGACAGGAAAAACCGTTACGATTGATGGACAGCAGTATAAGTTACGATTGCTAACAGGTGGTTCTAATTATCGCAGTGGCACAGACGCTTATAGCGGAGGTTCACCGTCATCGAATGAATGGGATCGGTGGGTGGTAAACGAAGCTGGGTTGAGCGGATTACCTACTCCAGCTTCGTCGGATTTAGATTCAACATTAAATAGTACAGATAAAAACAGCATGCACAATCAAAAATGGAATTGGATGGGTGTATACTCTTGGGCGCAAGAAACATATACGGGAGGTAGCGCCTCCCGCGCGGTTCGCGGGTGCGGCTCGGCTCGCTTTTGGCACTACGGTTCGTCGGGTAATCGCTACACGATCATTGGTTGGCGCCCCGTCCTTGAAGTTCTGAATTCTGCCCCTGTGGTCTCTGGTAGCGACAGCAACTTAGGAAACAAATCTGCACCTTTTACAATCAACTACTCCGTGGGTGATACAGATACAGGCGATACACTCACAGTCACAGAAAAAGTCGATGCGACAACTATTCGCACAATCAACAATGCCGTCCGTGGTCAAACATACACACTCGATTTGAGTAGCGTGTGGTCTAGTTTATCACTTGGTTCACATACGATTACGATTACCGTGACGGACGGAAAAGGCGGCACAGCAACGCGGACATATACATTCACAAAAACAGATGACCGCATCAAATTTACGCTGAAAAATACGATTGAAACATCAATTGCGGCAAAGAAACTTGTGGTGAGTGGAGTAATGACTGTGCCGAACGGCGCGACATTATCTATAAAAGCTTGCAACAACGGCTTTGATGCATCGCCGACTTGGGAAGACATTACAACAGCGTTTCTGAATCGTCAGGCATATTCATTCGCAAACACAACAAAAACAGCTGCGAAGTGGGGAATAAACATTCAATTTGAGATATTGAAAGGAACCGCAACCGACCAAATTATTGTGGATGGGTTTGGGTTCTCGTTCGAATAAAAGGAGGTGGTGAAAGGTGAAAAGTATCAAAATTAAAGATTTAGAGATTGTTGAACAAGAACGACAACAAAATGAACTAGCAGAGAAAAATACAGTGTTAACGCTAGCGCAATTAGCACTTGAAAACAAGAAAAAAGATGCTGTTATCACACAACTAACAAAAACGATAGCTAGCCTAAACATTGAAATCGCAAAAATAAAAGGAGGTATGTAATATGTTTGATTTTTATAAAATTTTCTATCAGATGGGATACTTAACAAAACAAGATGTGCATGATGCAGCAGAATGGGGAGTTATTACACTCGAAGAATATCAAGAGATTACAGGTGAAGAATTTACTGCATAGTTGGACGATAATGTGCAATAAGCCTCTGATTAGAATCAAATTAAAAAAGTCCTCCATTACTTTTCGGAGGACTTTTCTAATCCGATTTTAACAAGTTCTCTAATCGCTTCATTTCGGTTTTTTAACTTGTGTTCATGCCAGTACTTTTCAATTTGTTCGACTAGCTCGTTGGGAAAAGTCACTAAAATTTGAGTGTTTTTATTTTTGTCAATAGCCATGATATCACCTCGTTTCAAGTATAAGTTATATAACTTATATTGACAACAAGAACGTTTGTTTGTAATATTGATATATAAGTTATATAACCAAAAAGACAGGGGATGATATGATGGCGAATACAGCTGGTGAACAAATGATGTCTGAAGTCGTGGCGATGTTGCATGAATTGATACCTACAATCAATGCTCATGAAATTAAAAATGAATTGTCGGTCATCTTTTCTAAATACCATGTAACAAAAATCGAACTACAAGAAGTGCACCCTGACTTACATGAAAAAATCCAGCTATTTTTGTCATCGAAGCGCTTAGAAGGGCTAAGTCCGATTACACTTGAAAGTTATGAATTAGATCTAAAAATTTTTGCTGAACATGTCAAAAGGAAAACAGATGAGATTACTGCTGCTGATATTCGGGTATTTTTAGGCCGTTTTAGTCACCTTAAACTTAGTTCAATCGCTAAAAAATTGTCTGTATTGAAAAGTTTCTTTGGATGGTTGGCATCTGAAGAAATCATTCAACGCGATCCAACTAAAAAGCTAAAACCACCCAAACAAGAGAAAAGGCTTCCAAAAGCGTTGACGATTGAGGAATTAGAGATGCTCCGTGAAGCATGCAAAACAACACGACAGCGAGCTTTTTTAGAAGTGTTATATGCGACAGGTTGTCGTTTATCAGAAGTACAAGCGCTGAATCGATCGGATATAAATTATCAGACGCTCAGTTGCAGAGTAATTGGGAAAGGAAATAAAGAGCGCGAAGTGTATTTTAGCTTTAAAGCGATGTATCATTTACGAAAGTACCTCATGGCTAGAAATGATAATGAACCAGCGCTGTTTATTACAGGAAGAAAACCATATCGTCGTCTTTCAAAACGTGGTATTCAAAGGGAAATTGCACTCATCGCAGAAAATGCTGGGTTAGAGAAGAAAGTGAGTCCGCACACGTTGCGGCACACATTTGCGACGTTGACGTTGAACAACGGGGCTGAGTTAGCTGCTGTTCAAGCTTTACTTGGTCACGAAGATCCGTCCACTACACAAGTGTATGCACAATTGACTGATGAGAAAAAACGAGAACAACATAAGAAATATTTAGTCCAATAGACCAGCGCCCTGGTCTTTTTATTTTTGTGGAAAGGTCGTGAGTCGATGGAAGAACGCATTCAAAAATTGGAGGCAGACATGGTGGATGTAAAAACACGCTTGGCGGTCGCAGAATCAAACATCAAAGATATGCGTGAAGATATTCGGGCGATTAAAGACGATACGAAATGGCTACGACGTACGATCACAAACGCAATCATCGTTTCGGTGGTCGGCGGCATCGTGGCCATTATTTTTGCGGCGATGAAAGGGGGGGGGCAATGATGGAACGCTTTAAAAATTACGGTTTATGGTTGTCTGTGGCATCATTACTTCTTATGGTGCTACAAGATGCTGGAGTGAATATCACACCAGAAAAATTCAATGCGTATGTGCAGGCGATATTAGGAATTTTGGTGCTATTAGGGATTGTATCGAATCCAAAAGAGGGAAAATGGTATCAAGATAAAGGAGAGGATCAATAATGTTCAAACCGACTTATCATGAACGAAATTTGGCCAACCTTGAAAAACTGGCTCCTAACACAAAACGAGCAGCAAAGGAATGGTACAATTGGTGCGTTGCGAATAGCATTGACATTCTTATCTATGAAACGCTTCGTACAAAAGAGCAACAGCGATATTACGTTGCCAGTGGGAAGTCACAGACGATGCGCTCTTACCACTTGGTAGGACAAGCATTAGATTTCGTCCCAGTCGTGGGCAAGAAAACAGATTGGAATGGATATGGTCGTCCAGAAATTCAACAAGCGATCGCAAAAGCAAAGCAGATAGGCTTCGAGTGGGGAGGGGACTGGAAGGGGTTCGTTGATAAGCCGCACCTACAATACAACTACAAAGGATATGGAACGGATAAGGAGTTAGATGCTAAACAAACTAGTGCTCCGACAACTCCGAAAACGACATACACCGTCCAAAAAGGCGACACGCTGTCAAAAATTGCAACAAAGCATAATACAACAGTAGACGCGCTACAGAAATTGAATAATATCGCGAATCCAAACTTGATTCGGATTGGTTCAATTCTGGTTATAAAATAAGTTAATCCCTGCTCTATCGGCAGGGATTTTTAGTTTTAATGGAAACTATGTATATTTTCTCTTTCTTCGGTAAAATAATCTGATAATTCCCATTTACCGTCTTTAAAATAAACACCTCTTACTAAATCCGAATGTTCGAGTAAAGAATCCTTGATATTTCCTCCACCTACACGAACTAGAACGACCTGTATTCCCTCTTTTCTTGCAAACTTCATCGTTGGCACAAAGTCAGAATCGCCAGTTACTAAAATAATACGGTCAACTATATGTTTACTTGCTAACCAAGCAACATCTAATCCAATTCGGATATCTACACCTTTTTGATCTAGTTCCGGTGAAAAATCATCATCCCGAAGAGGTGAAAAATTATCCTTAGGTTCTGATTTTAGTCTTTCGATAGTAGCATCTTTTAGTTTCCAACCTCTGAAGACTGTCTCGCCTTTTCTTATCGCTATATAATTTTTCTGACCCAGTTCTCTAAAGAGCCTTTCTGAATAATCTACTAGTGGGCTTGCATTGAAATCGAATTTATCTCTAGATATGGGTTTCTCCACAGTTCTACGAAAGGGTTCGCCATGATAAAAGAAAATTCTAAAGATCTCCTCTTGATTTTTGTCAATTAGATTAAGAGAAAAATCGTAAATTACTTCTGCTTCAGGGTTATGTTGAAGCTGGAGCGTGTTTTTCAATCTCTTTTGAACGAATGCACCATCTAATAAGATAGCAACTTTTTTCATTAAGTTCCCCCCATCAATATAAAAACCTTCTCCAAGTATATAGATATTAGGAGAAGGCGCGAAGTATAAAAATAGAATGGTTATTGAGTATATAAGACACATATGTATTATTTGTAATTCAAATATACAATATGTATATTTGAATTACAATACCTAAAAAATAATTTTTTGATTTCAATTATATATTGACAAGTAGATATTTTTATGCAATCACTATTTTCTATAGTACAGACTTTCTTAATTACTAAAAAAATCATCGCGTTTTACTTGATGACCTAGAGCTTTTAGAGCTTTTTCGACTTTTACCCATGTAGAAATTCTAGGTCGATAATTCGGATCTTTACACATATTCGAAACTGTTGTCCTTCCCACATTCGCCTTTCGTGCTATCTCCTCTTGCGTTAGTCCTACTTTATCTACCCATCTCCCAAATTTACTTCTCGGTTTCCCTAACCAAAACATCAATATTCCCTCCCAGTCGTTTTTATAACAGTCTTGTCCAAAAATCCCGAATTTAAACCTGGGGCAAAAATGTGGAATAATGGACAAACATATCAAAATACGATGTATTAGACGCGATTAGGAACGATATAAACGACGTATTTGTTGTCGCATTCACTCGTCGTAGCTATAGTCGTTTTTGTTATTCGCGCTTGCTGCCGAGCATAGACAAAGATAACGACATGTAAAAATGCGTTGTATCAATATGGGGCGTTGTTTATTGATGTTCTCGGCGCGAGCGACTATCCTATCGGATATTTAAGGATTGACAGTGTGGAGGTGGTGTGGATTGCTTTTTGAAATTCTATCGTCGCTGGTGGCCGGTGGAATTGCGGCAACAACTTACTTCAAACAGCATGGAACGGGCGATGATAAAACGAAAATTGAACGTATTGCAGCGAACGCGGGGCTTGTGTCTAAAGACGGAAAGCAAATCAGAATTTATCGACGCATGAAAGGGGATGGATTTACAGAGTACGTGTTTCAGATTCCCCTCGGTTTATCTTTTGCGGATTTTGAAAAGAAAAAGCATGTGTTTGAAGATGGTCTAAACATTAAACGTAGCACACTGGATATATCCCTCGCAGACTTAAAATCCATTACTCTTCGAAGCAATCCTATCCCACAAATCAAATCCCTTTTGCAGAACAAACGAAAGCAAAATAAAGAAATCGAAATGTCTTTTGACGGCATGCTCAAAATCCGCGTGTATGAGCGGACGATGCCGGAGCTATTGCCGTTTGATGAAGCCATGCTTTCCAAATGCCAGGGCTGGGAGATCCCGATCGGTGTGTCACGGAGCGGGTTCGTGACACATGATTTTGACACCATTCCTCATATGATCGTTGCCGGAGCGACTCGAAAAGGGAAAAGCGCCTTCCTCAAATTGCTTGTTGCGTCATTGATCGCACGACGCTCAGACGATGTTCGATTCACGATTCTCGACTTGAAAGGCGGCTTGGCGTTTGTGAAGTTTAAAGACGCGCGACAAGTCGTGACAGTCGCGAAGAATGCATGGGAAGCGCTTGAGGCTTTAAGAGCCGTCCGTGATGAGATGAATAGGAGGTTAGAACATTTCCTCGGCGCAGGAATCGAAGACGTGAAATCGGCTGGTGTAAAAGAGCGACATTTCATCATTGTTGACGAAGCAGCGCAGATCGCCAGTGCTGGGGAGACGGATAAGGAAATCAAGCGGATCAAAGTGGAGTGTGAGCATATCCTTTCTGAGATTGCACGTGTGGCCGGAGCGCTAGGGTATCGGCTGATTTTTTGTACGCAATACGCCACGGCTGATACGTTGCCGCGACAAATCAAACAAAACGCCGACGCTAAGCTATGTTTCCGATTACAGACGGAAGTTGCTAGCCAAGTGGTGCTTGGCGAAGGAGAAACAGATGCTGCACATTTACCACTCATTCCAGGGCGGTCGGTTTACATGACAGATCGGAAGAATATTGTACAATGTGCGTATGTTACTAACGATGATATTAATCGACTGATTGGGCCACATATTAACATCAGACCTAGAAAGGAGGAAAAGAAGATTGAAAAAAGCAATAGAGAAGGAACAGCGTCAAGAAGCTATTCTCTCATCATTAGCGAAACTTGACTACCTTACACGCAGTCAGCTACAAATATTGCACGATCTTGGAAGCCCGCGAAATACGAGTCGCGTCATGAAGTCGCTTGAGCCATTTGTGGCAAAGTTTCTCGATGGAGAAGCTGTTTACTATTTGACAAAGGAAGGGAGAGAAAGAACGGGAGCAAAAAAAGTTAGAAAGCGGACGATACAAGCACGCCACTTCATAATGCGAAACGACATTTACATCGCATTCGGATGCCCGAATACGTGGAAAAACGAGGTCAAACTCGAAATCAAGGGAGTTGTTTCTATCGTAGCCGATGCGCTGTTCACTCGAGATGGTCGGTATTATATTGTTGAAGTGGATCACCAGCAAAAAATGAGTGTAAATAAAGCTAAAATCGCTAAATATCGAAAGATGCTTGAATTAGGTGTTTTCAAAGCGCCACCGATATTCATTTGGATTACGACTACTGAACATAAACGAAAGCAGTTGCTTGATCTTTGTAAAGGTATGGATGTGAAGGTGTTTTTGGTGAGTGAATTTCACTAAAAAGGAGATGTCAGCATGATCTTTCAAAAGAAAGTTCAGCGAGTAGGTACGATTTCTGAGTTTTTAAAAGGTGAGCAGTCGATAAAAAGATTTAAACAGAACAGAATCGAAGCGGTGCTTACGATTGCTGGTGGTACGATATTACTAACATTTACAGGTGTCGATTTCGCAAGCGCGGCGACCGTTAGTGGGTTTGTTTATGAAAAAGCCACGAATGCATTCATGCCGTTAGTAGAACTGATTAAAGGATTGTCGTATCCGATTGCACTTGTCATTATGAGTGGGGGAGCACTCATGTTGATGATCGGTAACAAAGAGAAAGGTTATTCAATGATACAGAACGCGAGTATTGGTTATATTCTTGTTCAAATGATGCCAATGCTCATGAAGCTTTTAGTCGAAATCGCAAAAGCGATGTAGGAGGGTATCGGATGAATAAAGACATGATTGTTAAGTTATTGCTCCTACAAGTAATCATCGCTGACCAACGTTTGCAATATGCTATAATGGAAACGAGCGATATGTATGAGAAAGCTTTTGCAGATGGCGTCATCGCAGCATGTGAGTTTTTTGAAGAGGCGCTAGAGCATATCATGGAATGA